GTATGGCGTTATGTTCAACATAGGATGAAAGTATGAATAAATGTTCAATAACAGCGTTTTTAGTAGGCATTACGATAACTGTATCAAGTTTAGCCTTTTTTGGACAGATGATGCAGATGCCAAGTAAGGCGTTTCAGATGGGATCACAAATAATGATGCCACAACCACCACAAAATCAACCGTGTAATTGCGCTTGTAACACATTCAAATAGTTCTAATTTGGTATCACCCACCGATAAAACCCTTTATTTATAGCCAATAATTAACACTGGCAGTGTCGGGGTCAGCGGTTCGATCCCGCTTAGCTCCACCATAGCAAAAAGGTTTTTGTCCGGTTCGTCTATCGGTTAGGACTCTAGGTTTTCATCCTAGTAAGAGGGGTTCGATTCCCCTACCGGATACCACTTTCAGGCATTTAACTATTTAAAAACAAGATCACTAAATAGGGATTTTGCCGTTCTTTTTTTGTGGATCTGTTGGGTGTTTGTGATGGGTTGTGAATTGGTGTAAAATCCAAAAAGTATAATACAATGCAATAAAATACAATAGAATGGTCACAAAATGGTTACAGTGGTTACAAGAAAATGGCAGTAATTAGAAAGCGTGGTAAATCATGGTATTTAGATTGGCGTGATTCGAGAGGCCGACATAATAAGTCTTTGGGTAATATATCAGATGCGCTGGCAAAAGTCATCTTAAAACGTAAAGAATATGAATTGTCAGTCGGTATGGGCGCACAAGATCATGAGCGGATCGCGTTCGATAAATACACGCGAGATTATCTCGCATGGTTTGAACATCAATATCCATCGAGTTATAGCACCACTGAGATTATTGTGATTAAATCGCTTGAGCCTTTTTTTGGTAATGTATTGATCAATAAAATCAGCAGCAAGGATGTTGAGGTTTATACGCGGCTTAGAAATTCAGAGGGTTTGAAGCCTGGCACAGTGAATCGGAAGCTGGCGGTGCTGAGTGCGATATTTACCAAAGCTAAAAAAGATGGTTATTTTGTGCCGGATTTTAAGATTGATAAAGTGCCGGACATGGAAAGCAAACCGCCGAAGTATTACACCGCTGATGAATTGCAATTGATTTATGATCATGATCCGGTGCATGCTCATTGGTGGAAATTGTTGGTTAATACCGGTATGCGACTGGGTGAGTTGCACCAACTCAAAACGGCGGATATTCGCAATGGATCGATCTATTTAACATCAAGCAGTGATGCACGGACAAAATCGAAAAAATGGCGGTTAATTCCACTGAGTAAAGGTGCAGAAAAAGCCTTGCAAGTGTTTGATTTAAAACAAGAATACTTATTACCGCGCTATCGTAAAGACTCGATTAAAACCGCCTTTAAGCGTGCGTGCAAACGCGCAGGGATTGCCAAAGGTAAACATGGGGTGCATTGCTTGCGACATACGTTTGCGAGTAATTTGGTGATGAATAACATTGCGCTGCACACGGTGCAAAAACTACTTGGCCATGCCAATATCAAAACTACTGAGCAGTACGCGCATTTGTCGGCTGATTATTTAAAGGATAGTTTGGATGGGGTGGATTTTTAGAATTTTTGTAAAAAGGGATTTACAGTGTTACTGCGAATGGTGTTTTTTAAATTACTTTCAAAGCCAAACGATACATTGGATCGTAAAATGGTTTATTTAATAACTTTTTAGGATGTGGCTTTAGGCTTGCAGGTGGACTGATTTGCCCTCTTTTTTTCTGCGTTGCGTAGATTTTGTTTGGATCGGTGTAATTGCACAAACGACATCGAGCTGTGTTGATGTTGATGTTCATTTTTTTGGATAATTGTCTTGCGGTGATTAGATCACCGTTATCGAGTTGGTATATTTTCCACTCACTCATAAGTCCATTGCCTCAAGTCGGATGGTGGGTGCGGTGAAGTATTGCTCATTAAGTTTGAACAGATCATTACGGCGATAAATGATGCGACCGCCTGGTACTTTGGCACTGGGGATGTCGAACGCCTTTGCCATTTTGCGAAAACCAGTCGGGGTGCAACCCATATACATTGCCGCTTCTTTGACGTTGAGATAGTCTTTTTCTAAGACGATTGGGGTTTGTAAGTCACTCATGTTTTAATCAATCCAAATACTTTGTCATCAATTTTATTTAGCTCGGTATTAAGCTCAACCACTGCACCAATGAGATCAAGATCATCAATTTCAATATGTCGGAATTGAGTTTTTAAAGACCGAATTTCATTGGTTAATGTGTCGAGCTTATCGGTGAGATGTTGATTAATAGTCATAACTAAAACGGAATATCATCCATTTCATTGATCGGTGGTACGGTTACTGCCGGTGCCGGTGCGCTTGGTATTGGTTGATCTTTAGGTGTAATGGCAAACTTACTCACGGCAATGGTATCGCGGCCGTCAAGGTTGGGTACACCGGCAGGATTAAAATGGCGGTTGATGGTGATAAATTCGCCACCATAATCGGTTTGGATAATTTTGCCAATGTTGAGCCAACGTGCTTTTTTTTGTCCATCATAGGTTAAGTATTCGCCGATTTTAACGGTCAGATCGTGTGTTGCTTTTGCCATGTTATTTATCCTTTATTAATTAAATGTTGCTCATACACACGGTTGCAACTTCACCGCCTTTTATAACACTTATATCTTATAGAGATTTGGAGTCATTGATATAAGTACAGAGTGCATTTCTGCTAAATAAGTTGGTGAGTTACGCTCACCAATCGCGCTTGAACTTATTTTCTTGACGACACTTCTGCCGATCAACTTCGCGAGGGTTAATGTGGAGTTGCTAAGGGCAACAAATCCCACCTTTCTTTTAACTTGAGGACGACTTCTATAATCTTGAGGAGAGTATTGGGAACGCCCATTAATGTCTGCGGTGAACATCACTAATTATTAATTATGTGTTTCATGATGTAAGTCATTGCACCATCCAAATTGCGACCGTCATTTTCATTGATTGCAATGTCAATCGAGTGTGTGTTGTTAATTGGATCGTGATCTGATCTTGGAATCATATCGGCTAAAATAAGCAAATCAAATATTTGGCTTTTTTCATCCAAAGTTAAATCATTGATACTTAATAACAAATGACTCATAATGCCTCAACAAATCCAATTAAAAATATGAATATTGCAAAGCCAATGTAAAGTTGTGCCGGTGTGGTTTCAACTTCTTTGTCGAAATTAAATAAATCTTTCATGTTTCCCCTCTTTTTGTTTTGTTGGGTAAATTATAAACACATAAGTTTATTAATGTAAAGAAATAAACAAAAAAATTTAGATAATAATAAGAATGGGCGTAGAATAGTGATAAAAAACCGCCAATAAAGGCGGTTTAGATGGGTTTTTAAGGCTTAAAAATGCTTAAAAAGCAAAATTTTAGATTTTAACATGGAACATAATTTCATTTTTTTTATCACCTTTATACTGATACATATTGACTCCTATGGTGTGTCATGTTTCCATAAGTCAATTACTTTTGCGATTATGACTGCATCGCTGGGTAGGTTAAATGACTCGTATTTTTTGTTATCACTAATAACTAATATTTTGCCCGGCATTATTTGCAAGCGTTTAATAAACAATCGATCATCAACTTTAAAGATATAAACACCATCGTTGATGTTGGTGTCGTCCGTATCAACCAGTAGAAAATCGCCTTGTGTAAAAGTCGGCTGCATTGATTCGCATTGGGCAAATACAATCTTCATGGTGGGTGTTGGTTGTTTTTTAAAGACATCAATAAACCATTCGCGATCCACGGTAAAGACATCGTGAATATTATCAAACTTAGCGAGATCACTGCCCTTGTAATCCTTGATGTTTAATAATTCAAAGCTCACAGTATTGTTGGGCATTTTGTTGTCGCCAGTAAGTAAATAATCAATTGGTACATTGATTGCTTTTGCGATATTACTTAATTGAGAATTTGGTATCCCAGTACGGTTAAACCAATTATTTAAAGATTGAGGCGATACATTGATTAAACGTGCAAATTCAACCTTTTTAATTCCTTTGGTTTTTAATTCTTTTGCGACAATTTCAGCAATTTTTTTATTCAATTTAGGCATAAATTAATTTATGTATTTATTATAAACTTTTATGTTTATAATTAGGCGCATGGAAAAAGTGATTAAGTATTTTGGCTCGCAAAAAGAGTTGGCAGATTTGCTCGGTGTAACGCAAATGGCCATCTCTCAATGGAAAAGGCGAGGTATTCCAATTAAGCGATGTTTGCAGATTGAAAAACTGAGTAATGGTGCAATCAAACGCGAAGATATTTGGGCGGATATTTTTAATCGATAACATTTTTTATAAACCTTTTGTTTAGTTTGTTAATTCTATACAAAAAATACACATAGGGGGAATATGTTTGCAATATGTACCAGCAAGTGCGAATTGGCCAGAATTTGTGGTCGGCATAAAATCAATGCACCGGATCCAAGAGTGCGTAATCAAGACAGACAAGAATTTGAACCGCAATTTGGATCAGATTGTTATGGATTTAAAGACATAACTAAGGATCAAGAGGAATTGCAACGATGAGTCAAGATATATTCGCAATCACTCCAATCGAGGTTATCCAAGATCAAAGACTCACCAAAAGACAAATCAAAGTATTAATCGCCTTGTTATCATTCAGAGGCAAGAACACCAACACTGTGTGGCCAAGCCGTGAAAAGTTATCAGGTCGATGTGGTATGCCAGTCACTCGAATATCACAAACAACCTCAGAATTAGTTGATTTAGGATGGTTGACCAAGACTGGTAAGGGTGGATTTTCAAAATCAACGCGCTATCAAATAACAGCGCCCAATTTGGTAACCGTTACCAATTCAGTAACGGTTACCAAAACGGTAACTCCAACGGTTACCAAAACGGTAACGGGCATGGGGGTTACCAAAACGGTAACGGGCAAAGAACTAACCAAGAACATAACCAATAGAACTAAAAAGGGGGGTAAACGATTTAATCCACCCACTATTGATGATGTTCGAGCTTATTGCAATGATCGTAAAAATTCGGTTAATGCACAATCATTCGTTGATTTTTATCAATCAAAGGGTTGGTATGTTGGAAAAAATAAAATGAAGTGTTGGCAATCAGCGATTAGGACGTGGGAAACAAGAGAAAACGAAAGGAAAAACAACCAACCAATGACATTGATCCGGCGTGCTGAATTAGCAGCGCAAGGGATTGATGCTGATACTGGGTTGTCATTTGGAACGGGACTTGAACAACTGAACAGAGGATTATTAAACTGATGAATGAAATATACAAAAAAACGGCGACCTTGATATTGGGTTATTTAACAGTTAGATTTGTGCCGAATTATAAGAACGATGAAAAACACCAAGCCAAACAAACATTGATATGGGCAGAGGAACTCGGCAAAAAAGTAGATGCAGACAGACTGAATGAGGACAATATTAAATCCGCTTGTGATTTATGGGCAGACGTTAATGGCAAGGGTTTTCCACCAACAATAGACCAATTTATTAATTGCATTTTAAAAATCAATGTTGCACCAGTGGTGGTGATAGAGGTTAAAGAAGAAAAATCCAAAGATTATTTAAGGCTGTGGAACGATGCGGATGATCATGCGCGGTTTAGATTCTTTGCTGATCATGCGTTTAACAAAGTGCCACAACACATTCATGTGATGTTTATGCGTTACATGGAATCAACACGCGGTTGGACTTATTGCGAATGCAAAAAGATGATTGATTTTCACATGTCACCGTTTGAAAAAGCAGGGCATGGGGCGATACTCGAACACCAACGCGAGGTGCTGGACTATTTTAAAAATAGGAAAGTGGCATGAGGTATCACAGTGCGAATCAATGCTTAAAGGCGGCAAACGCGATTAAGCAGCAGGTGGATTATTTGTTGTTTGCGATTGGTAATAAAGACAATAGAGATTGCGAGCATCACTTGGATGTGATTAGGCAATTGGTTGATCAGTTAAAAGGGGAAGTAAATGGAAGCAATTGAGTTTGTTATTGGTTTGATTGGGTTATATACCGCAATCATGTTGTATATTTTTTTAGGGGATTAAGTATGGAATTAATAATATTAGCAAGTGGTGCGGTGATTGGCGGTGGAATGGTGTATATGTATAAATGCTCGCGTGATAATAAACGCTTTACGAATTACTTTCGTGAGGGGTCGCAGGCTTATGTGGTGCGTCAACATTTAGAGCAGGGCAAAAACATCACACCGCCTTACGCGCGTGAGCAATACAACATCAAGAACTTAGGTGCAGTGGTGGATGTGTTACGCAAGGCCGGTGTTGAAGTTAAGTTTGTAGAGGGTGATCGTGGTAATTATTACACGCTATGAAACTACAACAACGTGTAGAGGTTCGCATTGGTGAGCCAGTGGCGTTGTTCTTGGCGCGTAAAGCAGAGCAAGGATCAACAATTAGGGATGCGGCCAATCAGTTGGATGTGTCGTACACAACGTGCTTTAAATGGCAAAAGGTGTATGAGATTAAATTCAACGGTCGCAATCCGTTTGGTAAATGGAAGTTAAAATAATATTATGGAAGTTAAATTATGTTGGATTTAATCGTTAAAGATAATATCAAGGAATTAAATAAAACGCTTACTCGAATTGAGAAAAAGCAATTACCGTTTGCAATATCATTAGGCATTAACAACACGGCCAAAGATGTAATGAAAGCAGAGAAAGCACAAACATCCAAGAAGCTCGACCGACCAACAAGCTTTACTCAAAATGCTTTTAAAATTAAATGGTCAAACAAAAACAATCAAGAAGCCAGTGTGTTTATTAAACCAATACAGGCTAAGTATCTCAAGTATCAAGTCGAGGGTGGTAAGCGTACTGGTCGCATTGGTGTGCCGTACAAGCACGCAAAGCTGAATAAGTTTGGTAATATTCCTGGTAGGCGCAAAGGCTTTATTAAGAATAAAAATCAATTCATTGGCAAGATTAAGAACATTGATGGTGTGTGGGAAAGGACTGGTGGCAAGCGTAACAGAGGTATTAAGTTAATGGTTGGGTTTGAGCCAGTGGTTAGCTATCGCAAACGATTCCCTTTCTACAAGATCGGTAAGGGTGTTGTTAATTCTAAATTTAAAAAGAATTTGAATAAAAGTTTAGAGAAAGCATTATCAACAGCTCGATGACCAGTCAGAATAAAAAAGGTACTCCTGACGCGGATGCACTGAGGGTAATTCGCAAGCTCACTATTTTTTTAGTTTCAGCAAATATATATGGGTTTCGTTTCAGTAAATGTGAGTTAAATCAAAGAGTTATATGAATATTGAATATGTAAAAATTAAAGAGTTGCAAGGTTATGAGTTTAACACTCGCACGCATAGTGATAGCCAGGTTAATCAATTGGCCGCATCGATTGGCGAGTTTGGTTTTACCAATCCGCTGTTGATTGATGGCGAGCGCCAGATCATTGCCGGGCATGGCAGATTTGCAGCAGCTACAAAACTGCAAATGGATGAGGTGCCGTGTATTGTGCTGGATCATTTGAGTGAGGCACAGCGCCGGGCGTATGTTATTGCTGATAATAAGCTGGCACTCAATGCCGGATGGGATGAGGATTTATTAAAACTTGAACTCAGCGCATTGGATAAGATTGGTTTTGATTTATCGGTGGTTGGTTTTGATGAGGACGAATTATCCGGCTTGGTGATTGATGAAGATATTGCCGGCGGTTTAACCGATGAGGATGATGTACCAGAAGTGCCAGAAGATCCAATATCAAAGGTTGGCGATATTTGGCTGCTTGATAATCACCGGGTGATGTGTGGTGATAGTACCAATGCGGACGATGTGGCAAAATTATGTGATGGCAATGTGGCGCAATTATTGCACGCTGATCCACCATACGGAATGGGAAAAGAGGGTGATGGTGTTGCTAACGATAATCTATACCGTGAGGATTTGGATGTTTTTCAAATGGATTGGTGGCGTGCGTTTAGATCATCCGTTGCAGATAATGGCAGCGCTTATATTTGGGGCAATGCGCCGGATCTTTGGCGATTATGGTATGCAGGTGGCTTAAAAGATAGTGAGCGTTTAACTATGCGCAATGAGATAGCCTGGGAAAAAGAGGGTGGCCAGGGTATTGGATCTGATGGGTTTAGGTGTTTTCCACCAGTAACAGAGCGGTGCTTATTTTTCATGCTTGGCGAACAAGGGTTTAATAATAGTTCTGATAACTATTGGGAGGGTTGGGATTTGGTGCGCGATTACTTGGTTGATGAAAAAAAGAAATCCGGATTATCAAATAATCAAATCAAGGAAGCAACAAACACTGCGCACACGCATTACTGGGCTACATCCCAATGGGCATTTCCTACTTGTGATCATTATGAGTCCATACAAAAAATAGCGAATGGTAATGCGTTCAAGCGAGATTATGACTCGCTCAAGCGAGATTATGACTCGCTCAAGCGAGAGTTTTATTCGACACGCGCATATTTTGATAATGGCCATGATCAAATGCGTGACGTTTGGAAATTTAATCGAGTGCAGGGTAATGATCGCCACGGACATGCAACCCCGAAACCAGTGGAAATGATGCAGCGCGTTATGAAATCGAGTCTGCCAAAAGATGGATTATGTATCGAACCATTTGGTGGAAGTGGATCAACACTCATGGGCGCAGAAACAACCGGGCGCAAATGCTACACCATGGAATTGCAAGGCCAATATGTGGATGTGATTGTTAAAAGATGGCAAGAATACACGGGCAAGATAGCAACACACGCTGAAACTGGCGTGTGCTTTAATGAGGTTGCAGATGCAAAGTAGGTGGCATAGTGTGGT